ATGGTACCCTTTATGAGTTCCATATCGAACGGGGCTACACCTATGAAGTGGTCGCCTGCGTTTGTGTTTGTAACTGTTTGTGAAATAACGATGTGTGATGCTTTTTCAATTCTGTTAGATAATTGGTTTCTTGCATTTATCTTGTTTAATCTATTATCACTTATTTTTGCTATGTCTGGTGTTCCTAGTGCCATATTATTGTTCCTCCTAATTTTTTTATAGGGCGTACACCGGGTCGGAGTGACCCGATGCTCCCAATTTTTGGTTTCGTTCTAATCCAGAACAAAACCGTTGAACCTCAATCTATTTAAGTTCTGACCTGTAGCACAGCTATGGACAGTGGCTCAACAACTACAGTACCGCGTGTGTAAAACATTTGGTAATGGAAGTCGTGTGTTGCGTCATCTAAATAAGAATGGAAGCTCATATTGCCAGCTTGCGGGAACTCAGACGAAAAGTTCTGATACGTCTGTGCTCCTGGATTGTTCGCATCCAGACCAAGGAGATATCCATCTCCGGTCGTGGTTGGGAACCCAGCTGCGTTCTTAACGCCGTGGAAATTAATTCCAGCAACGTTAGAAGCCTGGAAGCCTCCAACAGGGTCTCTTACCCAATCTGCGCCTGTTTCTGTAATGAAAGTGCTCAGTAAGTGCAAGTCCCTATATCTCATATAAATATCTGTTAAACCATAGTTGTAACCATCTTGGTCTTCGAAAACAGTTTGAAGGTCAAGTATATCTCTGACCGGATTTGCGTCCGGTAAATCCCAATTATAAGTTGCGTCTATTGTACCTGTTAGATTTCCTACAGAGGTTTCTACACCAAAGTCAGTCGAGTGAGACATAATGTCTTCCATATCTGTGTCATCTGTGTTAGTGACACTGAAGTCATTTGTCATCGATGTGACCATTTCTGCGTTAATCTGTTCAGCTAACCAATAGGCTACCCTTCTTCTCGTTCTGGACAGTGGGTCAATACCCAAGCCAGGAGCACGTCCAGCTTCTGTGAGCTTGAACGCAACGCCACGTGCTTGTAGTACACCTACAGCCATCTCGAGAGGGCTTACACTTAAGTATGCGAATTCGGAGCCATCGGCTCTCAGAGGTGCATATTCCTTTCGGACATCTGTAGAAGCGCTTCCGCGTACTCCAGTGCCAGCTCCAGTAGTTTCTACCTGATACGAAAATGTCTGTGAATCTACTACTTGTTTTGGAATCATATCATCAAAAATAAGTAGTGGAGCCATCAGTTCATCTAAGTCTCTGGCTTGAAATTCAGGTCGAAGAAATGATTCTTCGGGAAGTACAGCTGCTAACGATGAGTATGTTACTCTTGTTTCTGCCATATTTACATCTACCTAGTCTAAGACTAAGCTTCAACCTCCATTCCAACTGCATCCGCATCACTTGTACCAGACAGAATCATACTATATCCAACAAGAATACTGGTATCAGCCAGATTGTTGTAGTGGAACGAAAATGCTCCAGTGAATGTAGTTCCTCCGTCTAGGTAAGCGTCCCCACCAAGTGACCAGCTAACTGGATTACTTGGTAAAATTGCGGCTGCGTTACCATCAGACAACGCCTTGACGGCCATTGTCATCAGTGGGAAAACAACAGTAGCTACACGATAGTCACCAGCGGTTAATCTCGCGGCAGCCCAAACACCCGTTGTGGATGCTGGGACCTTATTAAATACAGGTTGTGATTTAACAATTCCGATGATACCATTAGCAGCAGTTGGTAATGTAACTACTGGAATTCCTCCAGTAGCTGAATACGTATTTGCTGTGTTAACATCTAAACTGACAAAATCGCCCTCATTAATTTGAGAACCCATTGCGTATGTGTTTTTACCTAGTTTTCCATTTTCTACTAAAGCGGTACTAGAGACGGTAATAACTTCTTCATTTAGTATACAGGTTAGCTCTAAAGCTCCACCGTATACACCTGCCATTTCTACCATATTTAGTTACCTCTTATTTATTTATATTACTTCTCCACTCTTCGGGAACTTTCATTCCATTAGCCTCAGCTTGTTTAATCTTCAGTGAATAATAAAGCTTATCGCTTATTTTTCCATCTGGAGTTATTCCAGGATTTGAGCCAACTGTATCAGTTTCATTAATCACTGGGGCTTCTTCGAGTCGAGAAGACGTAGTCTCTAGCTGAGTAGAGAAGTGGTCAGATAACTTGGCAAACGCTTTAAGCGTCGGTAAATCCAGCTTGTCAACATCATTATGTATTGATTCTGGTATTTTACCAAGATATATCTTCTTCAATTCTTCCTCAGCAGAGGCTTTGCTGTCAACCTGACCGAGAACATCTTCCAACTTATCATTTAGCTCTTTATTCTGAGCTTTAAGCTGTGTTAGTTCATCTACCTCTTCAGTTTCTGAATCTTTTGATTCCTGAATAGGCTCTGGTTGTGCTTCTGTAGTATCAGATTCTACTATTTCCTCTTCCTTAGTTTCCTCTTCTACATTTTCTTTTTCTTCCATATTTATTTCTCCTGCGTATATAGGGACAGAATATCTGTCCACTGGTTTTTCGGGTCCTACCGAATTTCCCATAGGTTCATTTTCTACCATAAGTCCCAAACCTGTGGGTGAGTAACAATCTATTAAATTATTATCAAGTACGTCCTCGGATTCTACGTCTACTTCAATTGATGGCAAGATACTGCCTGAACGTAATCCTTGTGTCACTTGTTCGTCATCGGAACGTACTCTAAGGTACAAACCCTTATCAATATCGTATCTTGCGTCACTGATTTGTATCTTACTGTTGTTCTCTGGTTTGTGGTCAGTGTGACCTTGGTCAACCTTTAACCATTCTGGTAAGGCTGCCATATGTGCAGTGGGGTCTATTAAATAACGTTCGCCAGAGAGTCCTCTCAAACGTGTGTCATTTTCTGTAGCTAAAATCCAGACCCAATCGTCTCCACCGTATAGGTGTAGGACACTTCCATCTCCTTTTCCAGCTTTGGCTTTCTTCGCTCTTCCTCGCTTATCCTTAACCATACCGGTTACGGCTGTAGCAAGTTCGTCGCACGAATAGCTGTTTTGCGCTTTCATTTTACGCATCCACGCTGGCATCTTGCCAGTATTACATCTGCGTGTAACTGGATTGGATATTTCTTCTACCATTATTTAAAGTATCCCATTACTAATATGTAGAACGGTCTATCTCCTTCCTATTAAAATGTCTTTAACTAGGTAAGTTTTAGTCACCGGTTCTACTTTTGGTATAGTTTCTACCATTATCTCCTCTTCTTTAGGAGATTCTTCTATTTTTTCCTCTACTTTAGGAAATTGTTCCACTTCTATGTTCTTTTTGCGTACTTTTTCTAATCTTGATTGTTTTTTAGTCATATTTTCCTCTTTATGGTGTTGGGTCTGGTGTATTCGATGCATAAGTATAATAGATAGTCGATTCTGTTGTACCATTTATACCAGCTTCTAATGATATATTACCTTCTGCTCGTAAACCAGGTTCTGGAAAGTCTATTATGTCAGATTGTGTTGTAAATGCACATTGCATTGGTGGAACTATCCATTCTCCAGGATTTCTTCTATCTTCAATACCAGGCACCTCTCTCAAATCTGCTTGATGTAGAAAAATTTTAAATAAGTATCCATTAAGGTCCTTTATCGCAAGAAAATTATCTGCCGCATCAGCGTGAGTAACTATCAATTTTTTGATGAATATAGGTGTATTCGGTACCGTTTCTGTCGAACCATCGCTCATTCTAATAGTCCTCAACCCAAATGGACCGGGGTCTCCTGAAGCAACGCTTGTGTTATATGTAGCCATTCCTTCCCCTCTATATCCTGCTCGGGCTCTAGATAAGGTTGGCATTTATTAAGCTTGCCTCGCGATTATAGTCAACGCTACACCAGACGAACCGTTGGATACTGCCTTTAAATTTCCGTGAAAATATAATCCTGGTTCTGGAAAATCAATTATTTCTGCTTTAGTGGTGTATGCTGTAGATAGCCCAGTTGTGCCATCTTCTCTTAAATCTACCTGATGTAAGAATTGTTTGTAAATTAAAATACTATCTGAACCACCAGTACCATTATCAAATAGCTGAAAATCCCTATTGGCAGTACTGTAGTTAGTTGCAATTAGTTTTAGAATATATCCAGCACCAGTATATGATGCTAGAGCTCCAGCGTCATCTCTACCATAAGGAAGGGCAGCTGCTTGAGAATTAGTTACCGCTAAATATCCAGTGACTAAGTCTCCTTTGTTATTTGCTTTCGCTCTGCTTAATGTTGGCATTATCCGCCTAGTCTAGCCCAAATAGCTTTTTCTTGTTTCTGTGCTGCTGCTTTGCTGCCGTGCGTTCCGAGCTTTCTTTTTCCACTCTTAGTGAATAAAACCCATTTATTTCCTACTTTTTTAATCATTTTTTCTTAATTTCCTTTCTTGCTTGTTCAATTTGACTATTTTGTTGAGCTGTCCATAGTTCTAAAGTTTTATAAATAATAACTAAAGCGGGAGACCCCACAATTAAGAGTACTGATTTGTATGCCTCTATATCAGTTACTATAGCCTCATCACTGAATGCTTGAACTATTAACATACCAGCAAGAGCTACCCACGCCATAACTACAGGCGCACATACCATTGCCATCATAAAATTAATAAATTTATCAGATTCCATCATTATTCCTCTACAGCTTCTTTCATTTTAGGTATTTCCGGTTCAGGCATTCTTTCCTTTTTAGGAGCTTCCTTTTTCTTCTCTATTTTCTTAGGAGCTTCCCTTTTAGGAGCTTTCTTTTCTACCTTCTTAGGTTCTTCCTTCATTTTAATATCTTCTCTATCATCATCGAATACTATTCTCATTATGCATCTCCATATCTTTTTGTTTCTTCGACCGTTACCGGTTCAGTATATTCTATCTTATTCCAAATACACTCATCCTCGTCGTTGCACCATTCAATCCATACACTTATAGTATAATTACCCGCTTCAACTTCGTCTTCCATCCAATAATACTCTCCGGAGGTAGCGTTAATGGTATAATTTGTAAATTCCCATTCATCGTATAAGTCTCCTGTACTATTGTATACTTCAGCGCGTATTGTTGCGTTGATTGTTGCGTTACAATTTACATCTGCATCAAAATCAATTGTTAACATATCAGTCATATTATTATCATTTGAGTCGTATGCATAAAACGCGGTATCCCAAAAGTAGGGTTCCGGTTCACATTCTTCTGGTTCTTCTTCGTATTCACAAGAACCGTCGTCTCTTGTAGCCTCTGAATTATAGTTCTCGGCCTCTTCATCCGTGCATCCATATACATCTTCTTCCTCAAATTCACAACTTCCGTTGTCATTCGTTGCCCTTGAATCAAAGTTAGATGCGGTACTATTAGTACATCCATAGATTACGGGTGGGGGAAATTGACAACTTCCATTGTCATATGTTGCGTGTGGGTCATAATTAATTGCAGTTACCTGCATACAACCCGGAACTGTAACTGGTCCTGGATTGGGGGTCTCATCGTCTCCGAAAAGACCAAACCACTCCATTTGCATTCCTCCACCGCCCCCTAGGACGGCTACCATTAGAACTGCTAAAACTTTTGACCAAACGGGGTGTTTCGATACTTTATCGATGCCTTTGCCTAGTGTTTCTAGTGCTCCTTCGTCATTTGTCATTTTAGTGTCTCTGTTGTATTATTTTGTCTATGCGCTAGCTGTAAACATCTCTAAATCTACTGCTGCAGTATCTGCGGATGCTATTATTGTGTCCATATAGCTGATAGCTACATCACCGCTATCAATCAAATCGTCAAATCCTTCACTTCTACTTGAAACGAAGACGTGACTTGCGCCTGGGTCTAACCTAACGCAAATATCTGATGAATCTCCAGTCATTCTAAGAGTGCAGTAATTGGTATCATCCTTATTTGTAATTCTCAAATATCGAACATCACCATATACAAAAGTTCCTTCAGATATTGCTGAAGCGTGTGCCTCCCATATAGTTATGTTGCCTGTTCCAACGTTTACGATTCTCTTGTTGACTGTTGCTATGCTTGCTATAGATACTGAATTTGAACCGCCTTGGTCTTTACCATTCAACGATATAGATTCAGTGATTTTCACTGTTAAAGTACTAGCTGTTAATGTTGTTGTCATTATTAATTCCTCCTTGTTCTATTTATCTATGCTGTTTCTGCTACGAATATTTCTAAGTCGCAGGTGCTTGCTGCCGCATCTGCTCTGATTTCTAATAAGTCACCCAATGATACTGTTAATGTACCCGCCGCGACCGCATCCGCTGTATTTTTTACTCCACCCGCTAGGTCACATCCATATATAAATGAACATCCTTTATCTATAATAAATGCGCTTTCGTCGCTGTTTTCATTTTTAAATGTCAATATAACGTGATTTGTGTCATCTAAATTGGTAATTCTCAAATATACCACTTTATCTTCGTCATATTGTCCTGGTGCGACTGTGCTAGCGTCAAATTTACATATTGCCACATCTGTGGTGGTAACTGTCATTATTCTCCTATCAATTCTCGCTATACTCGCAATAGATAATGTATTTTCTGAACCTTGGTCTGAGCCGTTAAGCGATATTGATTCGGTTAGCTTTACTGTTAATGTAGCTGCTGTTAATGTACTTGTCATAATTATTTCCTCCTTTTAATATTCTTTTTGGTTTTTTTCTTTTTAGGTCGTCCAACCTTTTTTCCATATGTGCCCTTTCCTTTTGGCATTATTGTTCCTCCTCTCTAGAACGCTGGTCTGAAGAATCATCATTGCTAGTATCCGCTTTTGCGTTAGCATTATCTCCTTCTCCTGGTGGTCTACCAGGATTGTTTCCAAATGGATTCATTTTAGGTGTCGCTACATCTCTGTAGAATTTGTCACCTTTATCGACAATTGCAAATTCCTCTAGAAGTCTATCTAGAGAAACTACATTCTTTTCCCATAATTTTAGCCAGATATCGGGCTCATAGTATTTCTTGAATACTAATTTGCACGGTTTATCTGTAATATCTGGGAAAATCTGCGTTTCAAAGAAACGTCCTACCGCTCTGCGGTATCTTTCTATTTGTCTTTCTGCTCTAATCTCCTGTCTCGCTATGATGGATTTATTCGCTCCAGTCTGTTCAAGTAGACCTATAGCAAATAGATAATTCATAAGCAATGCTGAAACACAAGGTTCTATGTGCTTCATAATCTCTAACAGGCGACTGTCGCTGCTACCCCCACCTTGAACCCCCATATATCCTACGTCGTGGTGGTTATCTATAGCTATTACTCCTCGAGTAGCGGTAGCTATTTTATCATATGCTTTAGTTAGATTTTCAAGCGCTGATTTTTTATCGTCGTCTGTATCTAATCCGCTTAAATCTGCTTTGATTACTTTCAGATTAGATGCGTTATGCTTTACAGCTGCTAGGATATCTCTATTGATGTCCTTTAACGCTTTTATAACGTGGAAAGAAGACTTGCCGAATGGTATACCGTATGGAGACCTAGGGTCTCTCTTAATTCGACATAATGCAAGTTGGGAATCTCTATAATCTTCTGGATTATTTATTCTCCAGGTTTTCATATTGACCAAAAATTTAGGGTCAGATTCAACAGTTACTTGCACAAATCGGTTATCTTCTCTTTCTGCGTTTCCGCTAGCTGTACCGCTAGCTGTGGCGGGAGCTTCTAAGTCATTAAGTCTAATTAGGCGTCCGTTCATCGCCTTAATCTGGGTTAGTTCGCCGTCTACCCAGTATTTTTTTAAGGCTCCGGTGCCTTCTCTTATAACATTGAGGCCCATTAATTCAACCTCATCATATGAGAGTGGGTCAACTTTCTCAAAGAATTGTTCAATTTCCTCTGAACCTTCTCCAACAAAATAATAGTCAGTGAATAGTTCTCCTACGAGATAGTCTATTAGGAAAGAAAACCATTCGTTTTCTTCGTATTCTAATAGAAAATGGTCGTAAAAGACGGGGACTTCCTTTCCACGATAATCGCCAGTAGTGGTGTCGTAGACATCAAAGGTTTCAGAGTTATCGGACAGTGGCGTGTCGGCTGTTTTGAACCAGCCGCCAAAAAAAGGTTTTTTTTCTTCGAACATCTTTAGAAGCTCCCATTTAAGTAATGTGGAACAGAGAACCGTCTTCATCATATAAAACGTCGCTCTCGTATTCTTTTCTATCTTTATCTACCCAGATTAGCTCTCCAGGTATTCCAACATAGGTAACTGAGTACCCATATTTCTTTGCATACGTAGCTAACGCCCAATGACTTACTCCAAAGTACTCAAATCCTTTAATAATCCTATGTAATGTCCCTAAAGGTATGTTTAATTCGTTCGCAAAAGTTCTATAGCTTTGATGCTTTCCTTGGTTGCTATAAGCCCAATTCAAAATAGCTATACAATCATTTTGTAAGTTTCCCATCATCGCATCACCAATTCACTGGCAGCGAATCCAAGAAATGGCTTTGTTGCTTCTTTAGAGAAATGAAGCATCGCTAAAGCCATAGAATCAAGTAAATCTATTGTCCCACCGACGGGCTCTTTAAATTTAAGGTAATTCGCGGTACCTGTTACTTTCTGAACTACTACACCATTATGCTCTAACATAAATTTAGTCCAAAATGGCTCAAGTCTAGGAACTTTAAGCCTTCCATCCATTATCATTGTCCTATAATTCTGCAACATCTCGTGCTTATACGGACCTGTCATCCACACACCAAGAACTTCCTTCTTAGCTGATGTTTCGTTGGAATATATCCTATTTGAGGGTATTCTACTGGGTTCTTTGGTTAAATCGGCCGTTATCTGTATGCCTGCAGCCGTTGCATCGGGGTATATTCTAGTAATTGCGCCATTATAGTCCCTATATATCTCTTTTATCCTCTTTATTATAGGGTCATAATCTCTTGTCCCCGATTCAGGTGGTACTGGGGATATTTCTTCCCAAAAAACTAGCCTTGCGCTACTCATTTGTACTTCGAATACGCATATTTGAGTAGGATTTAGCAACAGACCGTAGTCAATGCCCATAATATATTCTCTTCCTCCTTCTGGATTTAGGTTTAAAGGCCAAGTGTCTTCGCCGCAGGCGTCCAAAAAGAGTTTAGGAAAGAATTTTCCTGCTGATTTGGGGAACTCTCCCATATTTTCTGCAACGAAATCATCATTTAACATACAACATTTGTTGCATTTCCAGCCATCTATCTCCGCATCTTCTGTTAAAGAGTGCGGGGCACACATTCCTTTCTGTAATACCCACTGGCAAGGTATATTCAGTCGCTTAAACCGGTTTTTTATGTAACTTCTGGTTATCGCGCCTTCATCTATGGCCTCCCAGATGTTAATGTGATGTGTGCCATATTCGTCTGGACTTTGCCTATAACTCTCCCATTCTAGCTCTAATTCAGGGTTCGCAATAGATTTCGGTGTTCCTACCATTATCATCTTCTTATCTGAGTATGCATCGGCCATCATATCATCAATGACCGTGGTACGAACTTCTTTGGTAACCAACTCTATCTCGTCAACGATGAAAAGAGACCCCTTGTTCCCACGTTTGCTGTCAGCTTTCTGTGACTGTGCTAGATTGGAAGCCACAACTTCTGATTCATTCTTAGCGAACCGTATGTATTCCTTACCATATGTACCTCTTTTATGCAAGGATGCATTCGGCTGTACGTATTCCTGCATCAGATAATCGCATCGCTTAAGTGCTTTCCAAATATCCTCCATAATAAACAATTGAGCCTGTGTAGGAGCAAAAATAACTGCTCTAGTGGACTCATCTTTACACATCACCCAGAGTACATATGCACTCAAGACAGCGCTTTTTCCAATCTTTCTTGGTTCTATAAATAAATTTACGCTATGTTCTTCGAACGTACGTGCAGCCTCTGATTGCCAAGGTGCAGGATACATAGGCTTTCTGTTATCCAGACGTACATATGCGACGCAAAATAGGTCGAAATCCTTTAGAATCTCCTGATGAAACTCTAAATCTGTCTTTGCAGATTCAGCTACTTCTATGAATCTCTTAAAGATTTTGTAGTTGTGATTGAATCTAATATCAGTTGCTGATTCTTCTTCTAATGCCTTTTTTGCGTCAATGATGACCTGGCTAAGATTGAACATCTAATAATTATTTCTTTTCTTCTAGTACAATTTCTTTTACTAGTTTACCAACAGTTCCGTTAGCCTTCTTCTCAGTATGGTCGAATGAAGCTAGAATTACCTTCTTTAGTACATCATTCTTGACTCTTTTCTTTGTTTCTTCTTCCATCTTGTCGAAAGTTGCCCCTAAGTGTTTCTTTAGGAGAGCTTCAATCTCTTCACTGTGTTTATTTGTAAACTTAGCGAACATTAACTGAATTGGTTCTCTAACTGATGGAACCTTCCAGTATACGTACGCACCCAGCCCTAAAGCCAATGCTCCTATGGCAACGAATTCAATTCCTATGCCATCTGTAAGTCCATCTAGTAAGCCACCATCTAATGTTTGGTTTGTAGTATCGTTTGTAGTTGTGTTATTATTCATTTTCTTCTACCTCAATATCAATTACTTCAGGTTGTTTTTTCCATTCAACTTTTAAGTCTCCTTTGTCTCCCCGAAGTTCCATTAATAAGTCTTTTGCAGCACCTACACTGTCTTCAATAACAGATTTCTCCTTAGCTCGCATCATATAATTGAGGATATATTCATTCATTTTCCTCATACGTTCGTTAGTTGCCTCAAAATTAAGAAGTTCTTCGAAGTTCTTATCGTAAGACCAAGAGTCGTACTTTTCTATTTGCATAAGCATAGCAGCGACTCTGCTCGTCTCTATAATGTTCAATGAAAGTGCTGGGTCCTGGTCTAATTCACATAGATAGAACTTATATCTTTCATAGTCTTCGGGCTGTTCCTTAATTTTAGAAACTAAGGCGAGTGGATTATCTGTAGTTAAGGCATTTATAGCCTTATACTTCTTTAAACCGTGTTGTTCCTGCATAACCGTCCCAGTGATGTATTTGGAACTATATAAGAGCATCGCGGAATATTAGCTATGAAAAATAGAATTGTAAATTTTTACTCGGCTCTGAACTCACTTAATCGCACTCTCCTGTGTTATACAGACCACCGATATATCCTACGCGTAGAGCTCTCGACGATGTTTATATACCCTCTTTGATAGATTTTTATCTTCGACAAACGCACCAAAAATGGGGGCGGAAATCGAATATTAACTTAATCTATCGTCGATAAAAAAAAAGTATATCGTTACTATACCCTTCATTCGAGGGTGTTTTATCCTCATATATCCAGCGAATTTGCCTCCTCATTTGTAACGATAATGAGGCGATGACCCTATTTCTATCGTCGGTCTCGACGATACGTCGTCGGTGCTATCGTCGGTGGTGGTCTATCGTCGTGTCTCGACGACCTCATCGACGATGATATCGACGACAAATGAGTGATTTCTCTAGCTCTATTTTCGTCGATTTGACAACCTCCTCCTACGGAGGAGAGGTGATTTTGTTTTATATACTATCGTCTTCATTTCCTTATAAACCCATCTCTCCAGAAATCGCTTTCTATCGTCGGTGTAGCGAAGATAGATTATCGTTCTCCTCTTCATATTAAGAGTTATATAGTGATTATGTAATATGACGACGGCGAAAGCCGACGAGGAAATAATGAATAAGAACACGAAGAAAGACACAATAAGTAAAGCAGACCTAAAAGAGGCAATTCTATCTCTAGAGAATAAGCTGATAGAAGAAAGAAACGAAAGAAGGAAAACAGACGAATCCATACACCAAATGCAGACTAGAAAATACTATGCACTAAAGAAGGAGTTAGAGAATCATTCAGTTAGTCAAACTTTCGATATTGAGCATATACATAATTTTCTAACTCAAAATATTATCGATACAGGTAAGCTAGTCACAAGGGTTTCTAACTTAGAAACTAGACTACAAACGATAGTTGAAAAGCTAATAATTAAGTATGATTTCGAAGAGTAAATATGAGCAAAGAAAACAACACAAAAAGCATAAGTGATTTGGTCACTTATGCCGGCAACAGGTCAGGAGATAAGCACCTAGAAAATCAAGTGCTTAACCTCACCTCGAAGTTCAATAGTTCAGACTATCAGAGGAGCTTTTTTAAGAAGGCTTTTAAGAAGTTGGCAGAAGAGGATAAACAAAAGGATATAGTTCTAAAAGGAATAGCTCCACAAGTTAAAATATTATATGGATAATCTAAACGAATTATTAACAATGTCATACATTCGGGATGACGTAAAAAATGGAGACAAAACAATGTTAACAAAAAAACATTTTAAAGCAATAGCGGACATAATGAAAAGTCTATACAGCGAAGGTGTTTTTACTCATAAAAATATGATGATAGAACTTCAGGCATATTTTAGAGATGAAAACCCACACTTCAACCTAGCCAAATTTGAAGAAGCTTGTATTTGTTCTTGCGGTGATTGTTTCGGTTGTTGGTCTGCTAGTACAGGTAGCAAATCCTTTCTAGAATATCAAACAATTCAAAATAAAACATTCTGGGATAAAATGCAAGAAGACGACTTCTAGATAAGCAAGGTGAGTCCTCATAGTACCCCCCTAAGGGGGGTGGACTCAGTATCCGTCTACTATGAAGGGGTGATGAGTGAGCCTAAAACCAGCCACCCCTCGTAGAGATAGAGGATTAAAATCCTAGGAGGTGAATAAATGAAAACTGAAGAATGGAATGTTAACCTAACGGTTGAGCAGATTCTAACAATGACCCCACAAACAACTGATGAGTTTAAAGATTTTCTTATCAGAGTCGGCACGTTAGCCTACTTGTATAATATGCCTATGGATATTATAGAAAGTAAACTAAGGTCGTTGAATCTATGGAACAACGAAGAGTTCTAGAGAATAAGAAATAAGTTGAGGTGTATCGACTCCCATTGGGGAGTCCCTCCCTAGCGTAAGCTATGTTGAATGTGTGGTCATTTGTATATAACAAGATATCGCGTTCGACCTGAAATTTCTAGGTGTGCAATACAAAATTTTATCCATAGCACACATACCTACCAAGAAATACACTCATCTGATGGGTATAGTTTTGGCTGTTTTATATCTTTTATCCCTATTATTTTATCCGTAGAGAGCTCTCATACGAACAGTGGTACACACTGAATCCCTCCCTCAATCCCCGACGATAGGTCTAAATATCCCCGACGATAATTTTAGATGCGTCAGGGAAACGAAGAGGAGAAATACACCCAATTTTAGACGATTTTTAGAGGGGTGTTCGTATGAATTTTAGACGTGAAATTAAACACTTATCGAGGGATAATCGAAACGCTAGAATAGAGGGTGAAAACGTCGTTTATAGACGATAGACCTTAACCTAAGTCTTTATAACTGACTCTCTATTGAGGGACTGTTACATATGTCAGAAAGTCAAACAACACTTTTGGATTTTGTTAGCCCCTCAACTGAAGATTCAGTTGTTGAGATTGAGACACTCTCTCAGATAATAGACCGTCAAATTGACGAATCGTACGAACAAGCAGAAGTTCGTGGTGATTTTGACGACGTTTCTCCTTCGGGGGAAACTGAGTTAAATTATGGTCAAACACTAAACGGTATAGCTGAAGAACTAAGAGTTGAAGAGTACAACATAGCAGAACTAGAAACAGCTCTTAAAACGGTACTAATCGAAGGAGTATCAGGGAATATGATTTACAAACATTCCTTTAGTCCTTACTTCGTTAGTGGTAACGTCAAGAATTGGAGTCAAAACGCTGGTGGTCTCAAAGCCTTCAAAGAACAAGCCAGAAGGCTAAGAGATACGGACAAAGTAGGGGGTGATACAGTTCAAAGCATTAAAGCAGAAGTAAAAGAAATAAGAGATATCAATAATGCGAATGCCGACGATAACAAGTCGGCATCGTGGTTTCTAAGAAATGCCGAACGCATAAGAGCATACATCAAGAGAAACCGTTAGTACGAACAACGAACGGCAAACATACGAACGTCCAAAGGGGGGGACGTTCGTACAGCGTCAGCTCTCTTCTAAGATTTTTTTTATCCGTTCGTACGTACCCACCAAGAACCACACCAATCAGACACCAAAACCGTTCGTACGAACACTCACCTCTTTAATTTTTTATCCGTTCGTACGTACGCCCCTGCTACGAAGGCGTTCGTACGTATGAAGGCGTTCGTGTACGTGTGTGTATGTGTGTGTATTGTGTGTATGTGTATTGTGTGTATGTGTATTGTGTGTATGTGTATTGTGTGTATGTGTAAAGCGAGATTTTAGCCTTTATATACTGCCCTCTAGGAATCGATAGGTTTATATACTACTTCATTAAAATCTTATAAAGGGTCTAGTCTATTAGGAATTGGTTAAAATGGAAAAAAGTCAAACAACTTTGGAAAGCTTTGGAACCTCTACTGCTCCGGCAGTGGTTGAGACTGTCTCGTCTTATAGAGACATTATGGATACAGTCCTATCTGTTGCCTCAACAGATAATCTAGAAGATGTATCTTCAGCTATGCTGAACTCCTTAGAAGGTGCTTCTCTTCGAGAATTGGCTGGTATCACAGAAAGTCCTGCCTTCGTGAATGGTTCTGTAAGAAATTGGGTTCAGAAACTCGGTGGTTACAAAGTGTTTAAATCAATAGCACTTCATCTTTCAGA